CAGAACTTCTTCACAATATGAAACCTATTGAGGCCATGACCGAAGAACAGGCTATAGAATATTTGGTGATGAAAGATATCCCAGCAAGAGTGTGGGATACTGGTGATGAAAGACTAAATAAACCAAGGTTCGTAATTTGTACCAAGGCACAAATTCCCCAAGAAAGAACTTGGAGAAGTTCTTGGAGAATAAGTGAAGACCTAAATATAAACGGAGAAACCAAATGATAACAATTATTACAGATAAGGACGGTAATCAGATTAATGCCTCAGGTACAACTGTTCCTTCTGACCGTCATTTCCGTAATGCTTGGTCATTATCTGGTACAGTTATTACAGAAGATTTAACTGCTGCAAAAGTAATTTTTAAAGATAAAATTCGTGAGGTTCGTATTCCACTTCTTGCTGCACAAGATGTTGCATTTATGAAAGCACTTGAAGAAGACGATAGTGATGCACAGACTGCTGCGAAGAACGCAAAGAAGGCACTAAGAGATGCGCCTGCTGCAGCTGCAATTACTAATGCCGCAAACATTACTGCACTAAAGGCTGCATGGGATACAAGTGTACTAGGTGATTCTCCTTACGCATAATTTATAATAGGTTATTATTATAAATACTATTATAAATGATAAAGAGGAGATGATCAATTGGCGATACCTAGTTCAAAAGCAACCTTAAAAACATACTGTCTAAGAGCTCTAGGTTTTGGTGTTATTGATATTAACGTATCAGATGACCAAGTAGATGATCGTCTGGATGAAGCACTACAATACTTTGCACAATATCACTATGATGGTATTGAGAAAATGTATCTAAAGTATCAAATCACTGAAGCAGATATAACAAGAGCTGCAACTAACACAACTACAACTGCAACAGATTCAGTAGATAATACTGTTACTGCATCCTTTGGTGAAGGTAATGGTTTTATTCCTATGCCTCAAACAGTTGTATCAGTTTTAAATATTTTTCCATTTTCTAATAAAACAACAAATAATATGTTTGACATTCGATATCAGCTTAGACTGAATGATTTGTATGACTTTAGTTCTACATCAATCATTCACTATGATATGACAATGAAACATTTAGATATGTTAGAACATATGCTTGTTGGAGAAAAACCTATTCGTTTCAACCAACACCAAAATCGTCTATACATTGACATGGATTGGGCTAACGATGTTTCTACTGGAGAGTATCTAATTATTGAGTGTTATCGTAAAATTGATCCAGATTCTTTTACTGATATATTTGATGACATCTATCTAAAAAGATATGCAACTTCTTTGATTAAAAGACAGTGGGGTGCAAACCTTTCTAAGTTTAGTGGTGTTGCAATGTTAGGTGGCGTAACCATGAACGGCGAGACTATATTTAGTCAAGCACAGGAAGAACTACAAAGACTAGAGGAACAAATTCAGTTATCATTTGAGACACCTATAGATTATATGGTAGGATAGAAACATGGCAGTTAACAGTATTTTCCATACGAGTAACTTACATTCTCTTGCCACAGAACGATCTCTCTATCAAGATTTAATAAAAGAAGCAATCCAGATTTATGGCCACGATGTTTATTATATCAATCGTGACACTGTTGCATTGGATACAATTCTTGGTGAGGATAGTCTTTCTACATTTACTAAACAAACTCCAATCGAAATGTATGTTGAAGACTCAGAAGGTTTCGGTGGAGACAAAGAAATCATATCACAGTTTGGATTAGAAAATCGTAACGAGATTACATTCGTAGTTTCTAAAGAACGATTTCAACAAATGGATAGTCAAATAGCAATTGAAAGTGGAACGGATACTACTGGTGGTGGTATTCTTTTAGAAGCTGGAAGTGTAGATCAAACAGAAAATTCATCTGTCCTTACAAGTGTGCAGGGAGATAGTAACTTTTATATACTACAAGATACTGCTACAACGGATGCTGACAGACCGAAAGAGGGTTCTTTGGTATATCATCCAGTATTTGAAAAAATGTTTGAGATTAGTTTTGTAGACCATGATGAACCATTCTATCAATTAGATAATAATCCAGTTTACAAATTGCGTTGTAAGCAGTTTGAGTATAGTTCTGAAGCAATTGATACTGGTATTACAACTATTGATGCAATAGAGGGTGATGCAAGTCTTGATACATATGAGTTCCAGTTTACTTTGGAACAGTCTACAACTTACAATGAAAATATCGCAATACACGATACTGCAACTACTAGAGGATCATTACTTGAAGAAACAGATGGTGATAATATTATCACAGAGGATTTGACTACTTCTGCTGGTACAAACATCTTACTAGAAAATGCAGCTGATACTGGTATAGATTCTTACCTCTTACAAGAGTCCTATATAGTAGGTGATCAAAGTACAGACACTACTAGTCAAAATGAATTATTTGATGAACTTGATGATTCCGTATTAGATTTTTCAGAAACGAATCCATTTGGTGATGCAGGGAGTTTAGGATAATGTTAGGACAACAATTCTATCACGAAACAATAAGAAACGTAATCGTGGCGTTTGGAACTATGTTTAATAATGTACAAATTGTTCGCAAGAACAATAGTGGTGTAGTTACACAGAGCATGAAAGTACCACTTGCATACGGGCCAAAACAAAAGTTTTTAACTCGTTTAGATCAAGACCCATCTTTGACTAGTGCAACTGCAATTACTTTACCAAGATTAGGTTTTGAAATTGGTACACTAACATATGACTCTGCAAGAAAACTAAATCGTGTACAGAAGTTTAAAAAAGTTAAAGCAGCAAACACAGATGCACAAAAACTTGACACACAGTTTATGCCTGTTCCATATAATATGGATATTACTTTATTTGCAATGGCAAAAAACTCTGATGATGCGTTGCAAATTGTAGAACAAATTGTTCCTTACTTTCAACCAGACTATACGTTAACAATTAATGATATGACAGATATGGGAATTAAAAGAGATGTTCCTATTATTCTAAACAGTATTGATTACGAAGATAGTTATCAAGGTGATTTTGCATCTCGTAGAGCAATTATATACACTATGTCCTTTACTACTAAATTTTATCTTTACGGCCCTGTTACTTCTGGTAAGGTTATTAAAACAGTTCAAGTAGATCAATTTGCAAATCTACCAGAGGTCACTCCTACAAGAGAACAAAGATATACAGTTACACCAAGTCCTGCTACTGCTGATGCAGATGATGATTTTGGTTTTAATGAAACTTCATCATTCTTTGAAGATGCAAAAGTATTTGATCCTGAGAGTGGAACTGACGTTAATAAGAGTTAATCATGGGTAACATGGATCACATTCTAGATGAAGCTCTAGGTATACTAGACCCTGTAGAAAAGGCTATTGCAGAGAGTGCAAAAACTCCACCAAAGATTAGAACTACAAGACCTGTTTCTGTTGATGATATAGATAGCGACTACAAGTATCAAAGAGAAAACCTCTACAATTTAATTGAAAGAGGTCAAGATGCTATTGATGGTATACTAGAACTTGCAAAAGAATCTGAACATCCTAGAACATATGAAGTTGCACTTAATGGTATTAAACAAGTTGCAGATGTCACAGACAAACTAGTGGAACTCCAAGAAAAAATGAAAAGACTTAAAGAAGTTCCTAATAATGCACCTAGTAAAGTTACTAACGCATTGTTTGTTGGTTCAACAGCAGAACTGCAAAAAATGTTAAAAGACAAGTCTAATGTCTGAAGCAACCTATCTAGGTAATCCTAATCTTAAAAAAGCAAACGTACAACAAGAGTGGACTGAAAAAGAACTTGTTGAGTATCAAAAGTGTATGGAAGACCCTCTGTATTTCATACAAAACTATGTCAAGATTGTATCACTAGATCATGGTCTTGTACCATTTAAGATGTACGACTTTCAAAAAGAAATGGTCGGTACGTTTCATAATAATCGTTTTACTATTTGTAAGTTGCCTAGACAGACAGGTAAATCTACAACAATGATATCCTATCTGTTACACTATGCGTTATTTAATCCTAGTGTCAACATTGCAATACTTGCAAACAAAGCTGCAACTGCAAGAGACTTGTTAGGAAGACTACAACTTGCATATGAACATTTACCTCACTGGTTGCAACAAGGCGTTATGTCTTGGAACAAAGGTTCTCTTGAATTAGAAAATGGTTCTAAGATACTTGCATCATCTACTTCTGCATCTGCTGTTCGTGGTGGTTCTTATAACATTATTTTTCTAGATGAGTTTGCATATGTTCCTTCTAATGTAGCAGAACAATTTTTTAGTTCAGTTTATCCTACAATTACTTCTGGTAAAACAACAAAGGTTATGATTGTTTCTACACCGCATGGTATGAATATGTTCTATAAATTATGGACAGATGCAGAAGAAGGACGAAACGATTACATTCCAATCGAAGTGCATTGGAGTGAAGTTCCTGGCCGTGACGAGGCATGGAAAAAAGAAACTATTAAAAACACAAGTGAACAACAGTTTAATACAGAATTTGAGTGTGAGTTTCTTGGTTCTATTGATACACTTATTACTCCATCAAAATTAAAAACACTTGCATATAGAAAACCCATTCAGTCTAATGCTGGACTTGATGTATATGAAAATCCTAAACCAGAACATACATATCTATTGACTGCTGATGTGTCAAGAGGTGTGTCTAATGACTACTCTGCATTTGTAGTATTTGATGTTACAGAAGTTCCTTATCGAATAGTTGCAAAGTTTAGAGACAACGAAATTAAACCACTATTATTTCCACAAAAAATACATCAAGTAGCAACTGCATACAATACTGCATTTGTTTTAATTGAGGTAAATGATATTGGAGAACAGGTTGCAAACGCAATGCAGTTTGACATGGAGTATGACAATCTTATCATGGCATCTATGAGAGGTCGTGCTGGTCAGGTTCTTGGTGGCGGTTTTTCTGGTGGTAGAGCTCAGTTAGGTGTAAGAACTACCAAGGCAGTTAAGAAAATTGGTTGTTCTAATCTAAAACAATTAGTTGAGGATAACAAACTAATTGTAGAAGACTTTGATACAATCAACGAGTTATCTACATTTATTGTCAAAGGTTCATCCTTTGAAGCAGACGATGGATGTCACGATGATATGGTTGCTTGTTTGTTTATTTTTGCATGGGTAACAGACCAGACATATTTTAAAGAACTTACAGACAATGATATCAGACAACGAATGTATAAAGAAAACCAAGACCAACTAGAACAAGATATGGCTCCGTTTGGATTTGTGGTCGATGGTTTAGAGGATAGTAATATTGGAGAAATGGTTGACGAATATGGTACAAGATGGAGCCCAATAGTAAGGACATATGAGAATGATTGGTAATGAAAAGTCCTTGTGTCAAAATCTGTAAACTTATAGATAGTGTGTGCATTGGGTGTCATAGAACATCTGAGCAGATAACTATGTGGTCAAAGTATACAGATAAAGAACGAGAGGAAATTACTAAAGAAATTCAATTAAATCATTGTCAAGTTTTATCCAACAATTAGAACATACAACTTTACATTCATTCATCATATTGTGAATTTCTTTTCTACTTTCATCATTAGTACCAACACGTTTTGCTTGTTTACGAATCTCTGCATCATGTGGATAGAGTTTAAGACATACAGTTTCACTCTCACCACAATGAATACAAGATTCATTTCCAAGGTGATTGTTTAACCATGCAACACGTTTTTGATAGTTCCTACGAGCTACTTTCTTGATAGTTTCTTTATATTTTTCATAATGTTCGTTAGTCATAGGACTATTTATAAGTTTTGAGTCATATAAAATAGAGTTTTTAGAAACTCGATTTTTATAAATACTATGAAATAAGAGTAAATCTCTAAGAGAAGGAGCAAAAATCATGTCATTTTTAGTCTCACCCGGCGTTCACGTTAGGGAAATAGATTTAACAAATGTCGTTCCTGCTGTCGCAACGTCTATCGGTGCAATTGCAGGCGCATTTGAAAAGGGGCCAGTATCTTCTGTTGTTACTGTTACATCAGAAGAAGACTTGCTAAGAACTTTTGGTAAACCACAATCAGCTGGTAATCAGTTTGAAACATTTTTTACCGCAGCAAATTTTTTACAGTATTCAGATAACCTCAAGGTAGTAAGAGCAGAAAGTGCAGTAGTAAATGCTGGTGCAAATTCTGGAATACTTATTCGTGATGATGATCATTATCAATCAGATTTCCAAGATGGTTCTGGTTCTCATGGAGAGTGGGCCGCAAGGACTGCTGGAACTTGGG